TGTCAGGCAAAATCATAGTATAAGATTGACCTGCACTATGAGCAGGGGATTGTAGTTTTACACCATGAGAGTTTTGTGAACAATTAAGTTGTAATTTACCATCATTACTACTGCCATCTCCCTTTACTTCTACTGCACCAGAGCCATTAGGATTTAATTTTATATTGCCATTAGCTGTAGATGTATTTATTTCTCTTGCCTGTACATCTAAATCTCCTCCTAGTTGTGGGGAAGTATCATCAACAATATCTTGTGTGGGAGTAACTACATCTACAAACTCTAAAGCATTGGCACTACTGTTTACTTTAACTGTTTTACCACCTGCACCTGTAAAGTTTGCAGGGGTATCTCCAAGACCTACAAATGTTGTTGCACCTGCACTTGCAGAAATACCTGCTAGTTTTGTTTTCTCTGCATCAGTAAAAGCATTAGTGTCAGAGTTTGCTTCATAAGCAGTTTTAATTTCAGCATTAGACTGATCTGCTGTTGCTCCTGTTTCTATACCTTGTAGTTTTGATAAATCTAAATTTTGTAATTTTGTTTTTTCTGCGTCAGTAAATGCGTTTGTATCAGAGTTTGCTTCATACGCTGTTTTTATTTCTGCATTTGTCTGGTCTGCGGTGGCTCCATCTTCAATGCCACCTAACTTATCTGTAATCTCTTGTTGAGCAAATAATACTTGGTTTGTATTGTTATCTAAATCTTGTTCAGTAAGTACGCTACCATCTTGGAAATCAACAGCCTTTGTACTAATAGATGTATCTCTCTGAAATTTTATTGCTGCACCATTAGCAGGTACATTGCCACTTGTAAAAGTAACTGTAGAACCGCTTATCGTGTAGTGTGTGCCTAGTGTTTTTGTAACTCCTGCAACAGTAACATCTATATCTGAAGTAAGAATATAACTAAAACTAATTGAAAAATTTACTTCAGTTCCATCTCCTGTATGGTTAGTAAACGTATTAGTGGTGTTGGTAGCCATAGCTTAGAAATTAGTTTTAAGAATCTCAGTAGTTGTGTTTTTACGTTTACCTGATTCCCATAGTAATAGGTCTTGAATCCTTTTATCATATTGTAATTTCTTTTCTTTAGATAGTCCAGTTACACCTTTTGGTAATCCTTTGCCAGTTATAAATGCTTCTTTAGCTGCTTTTTTATATCTTGTATGTATAGCACTTAGTAATGAACCTAAATCATCTCTTGCTGAATCTATAATATCTACTCTCATACTATCGTCAAAGTCAGCGTTTAAATAAAATTCATTACCTGTTAATCTAAACAAATCTCTTCTCTCTTCATTTGAAATAGGTTTACCTCTTTGATTACTTAATGCACCTATTAAATTTAAAAGTCTTATACCCGCAGGACTTGTTAATACTTGATTCATTGCGTCATACATTCTCTGTCTTTTACCACCTTCATATAACTCAATAAAAGCAGTTGCAGATATTAAGTTTGCTAATTCATCTGAATCTAAATATATTCCAACACCACTTCTATCTTCTGATTTTAGTAAATCTGTTGGTGGGCTAAACTCTTGACCAACTGTTTGTAAAGCAGTTAAGACTAAATCATTGTTTGATAATGACTTTTGTGACCAACCACTTGTAAAAGGATTTAGTTCATCTTTACCAAAACCTACAGGTATTTTTATAAACTCTCCTGTTATGTGATGTTGCATTGGTCTTGCCTTTGCATTACCAAAAGGTGTCTTACCTTTTACTTCATTGATAAGTCTTGCCAACATTATCATTGGTGCATACTTAGGGCTTGGTTGACCATCTTCTCCAACAAACTCTCCTGACGCTATCTTTCTATCCATTCTGATATTCCCTGACTTGTCTTCATCAAACAAACCTGAGTTGATTGCAGTCTTAACATTCTTCTGCAAACCACTTAAAGGTACAGCTAAAGTTGCAAGTCTGTTCATTAAAAATCCATTTAAGCTAGATTCGTTTCTCATAACTTGTATTAATTCTGTAATACCTCTTAGGTAAGACTTGTCAGCTAAGTTGTTATACATAGCAGCCATAGCAGTTTGATATAAAGTATCTTTTTCTAACTGTGCTTCTTCTCCTAATAGTCCAGTAACTTTTGCTAAATCTGCTGACGTAGATAAGAACATTGCAAAAGGGTCTAATCTTTTATAACTAATATATTTATAAGCTAGTTTGCCATCTGCACCTCTTACATACTTTACGTCAGGCAATTCAGGGTGTGATATTACTTCATAACCTTGACCTTCTAATCCATACTTTTCTATATCTTCTTCTGTAACATGAAGTCTAAAACTATAAGGTAAAAATCCTGTAGCTAATAATTTCTCTCTAGCTGCTTTGTTTGCAGGTAATCCACCTGTTATAGCTACTCTTGCTGTTGGGTCATTAAGACTAAACGCAGCAGTAAGTCCTACACCCCAAAACATACCACCTGTTATTGTTCTACCTTTAGCTATAGCTCTTACACTTGCATCTGAAGATGCTAGTTCTTCTGCCTGTTCTTTTACAAAAGCAAAGTTTTCTCTTAGTAATTTACTTTTTGCTAAGTATGGTGTTATTGGGTTTGCTTTATTAAATTGTTTTAATAAGTTTAGAGGAGTTCTAACAAAAGGAATAATTTGACGTAGCAAAGGCTGATCGTTAACTAAGTCTTGTATAAACTTGCCTGATGTACCTTTCATCAAGTCTTCAGTAAAAGTTGCTTCCTGTGCATACTGCCTAGCTTTTTTATATAACAAAGCATTTTGTTTAGTTAATTTACCAAGCATTGATTCTTTATTTACAACATTAATTATTTTTTTAAACTCGCCTTCTATATATTTATTGTATGCGTCATTATTTTTAAATTTCATCTTACTAGCTCTTTCCCAAATCTCTGCTCTGATAAAGGCTCTAAAGTTTACTTGTTTAAAAAATTCATCTTCTGCCATAAGAAATCTTTGTGGCAAAGTATAAAAACCATGTATTGCTTTTATTCCAAATCCTCTTTCAGATACATCTATAGCGTTTAGTTTTGACATATCAACAGTTTGGTTAGCAGAGTCAATTATATTTGCATTGTTCATAAATGCTTTTCCTGCCATATACATAGACTCAAGACTTGCAGTAGTCAGATAATACAAATCTTTTACTGCTCTCTTAATTGTTGCTGTATCTCCTTCTGCTACTCCACCAACAATTTTTTGAAATGGTCTTACTGCTGTATTTAAAGCAGTAGAAATCATATTGACCTGATGAGTTATTGGACTAGACAAAATAGAATTTATAAATAATTCATTAGTAATTTTTATAACAGGATTACCTGCTTGTGCTTTTAATATCATCTTCAATGCCTTTGGATTAGTTGCTGCTAAATGTAGTTGTTGAGTAACTTTCATTAACGCTTTAGTATCTCCTGAGTCTGCTAGTTTTAATATCTGATCTACTGTAAAGTTTCCTAGTGGGTCTTCTATATTTGATTTTTCTAATAAGCTATCTGCTGTTTTTAAATCAGTTATTACTCTATCTGCATTGCTTGATTTTAAATAATTATCTAATCCTCTTGGTATATCTCCTGATGTTTTTTGCATTACTGCAAGAGTCTTACCTATCTCACTACCAAAAGCATTTTTTACATTTAAAGTATCACTTAAAAATTTAAGAGTAAAAGCAAAATCTTTTTTTAGTACGTCATAATAATCTCCATTCATACTGCCTGACTTGCTAAGTTTTAACATTTCGTGCATTTGACTAGACAAATCTCTTAGTACAATTCCTGACTCCAAGATCAAATCATTCATTGCAATAACACTAGCTTGTAAATCTATTTCCCCACCTGCACCATATCTTTCTACAAAATCAGCAAGAGCATTGTATGTATCTAAAGGTAGTTGTGTTCTAGCCTTTTGAAACATATTGTCTAATGACCTTACATTTTTTTTATTAGCTTCTTTAATAACTGCTGCTCTTGCATTTATATATTCAAAGACTGCGTTAGGGTCAGTACGACCTTTCATATCTACAAAAAACTTTGTATATAAATGATGAGCATTAAATGTTCTTGTTATTTTAGAACCTTTTAGTGGTACTCCAAATAATGATTTACCTTCTCCACCAACTGTATCTATAAAATATTTTTTTAATTTTTTACTTGTTTGTAGATTTTTTTTATAGTTATTAAGACTAACTAAAAGGTTATTATCAACATTATCAACTTCTATTTTGTTTATATCTCCACCATTTTTTTGTAGTATGTCGTTTAATTTTGCAATAATAACTGATCTTCGTTTAGGATTTTTCTTCATGTTGTAGAACTGTTCCATTACAAATTCAATTAACTGGTTTCCATTTTTACCTGCTAATTCTTTTGTAATGTCTTTTATTCCAAATAATGCTTGCAAACTTTTGTCAGCTACACCTTTAGTAAACCGACCTACTCTTGGTAAACCTTTACCTATAAGTCCTTCTCCAACAACTAAACCCTGCATTACTGCTGTTAGTCTTCTAGCTGCTTTTTCAAATTCATCTGCATCTGTTTCAGGTGTAGTTAGAAAATCTAAAACAGGACTAGCCACGTCAAATCTGTCTTCTATAAAATCAAAGAAGTTAGCGTCATAAGGGTCTGTTAATGATGCGTCAACAACACCACCTGCTATTGCATATCTAAATTTTTTAAGACCTATTTTTTTAAGACTTTTAGCAACAAGTCCTGTTGGTATAATCCATTGACTTATAGCTTTTGATATACCATAAACAGCACCTTCATCATCTTCAAACTCTCCTCCAATAGGACTTTTAAATCCATAATTTGTACTACCTTCTTTGTAACCTATCAAGTCAAAATCAGCAGGTCTGTTTGAGTTATACAGATCGCCCATTACTAAATCTAAAACATCATCTCCAAACTCATATAACTCATTAATACTTGCTATACGACCATTTATAAGTCCTCTAATAATTTTACCTGATAATGACTTTTGTAATATTTTTCTATTCTCCTCCATTTGTTTTTTAGAGTCTGCATATTTTCTTTCATTCTCTGCAAGTTTTTCGTTGTACCAATTTTTAAGACCACCAAACCATGACGTTTCTTCTGTAGCAGGTTTATCTGTAACATTAATATTTTCTAAGTTATTAATTTCTTTAGTCTCTAACTTCTTTGTTTCAGCTTCAACTTTATTTACTTCTATTTTTTCTTCTTCTTTTTGTGGTAAATCTTTAGCTACAACTTCTGGTTTTTCTTCTTCTACTATTTCGGTAACAACTTTATCGACATCAATATCTACCGCTTCTCCTCCTGTCTGTGTTTCGATAAGTTGTTTTACTTCTTCAGACATTTAGTACAAGGGGGGTTCTCTTTGAGCATCTCTAATGACTTCTAATACCAGTTTAATGTAATCTGAGTCAGTAGCATAGCCATTATCTTTTAATAGTTTAACTGCTTTCTCAACTGTATCTACTGTAGAAATACCTTTTCTGTCTAAATAATTATCATTCCAGAATTTTTTGTAGTGTTCAAGTGACTCTCTTATACTTTCAAAGTTTTTAAAGTGTGCCATTACTCTTACCTTCTTACCATTTATTTCTTCAAATGTAGGTGCTAGTGTTGACTGACCTGCATCTATCTCAGACTGTGTTGCTTTTATACCAAAGTAATTATTTTTACCTGTAACGCTTAGTCCATGATCTGATTCTACAGAGAATTGTGCTGCTACTATCTCAGGGAATTTTATACCAACTTCTTTAGCCAACTTGTAAATAACAGGGAAGTTTGCTTCCATACGTTTTACTCCACTAGGTTCTTTATTAATAACTACTTTTGTATCTGTTTGTTCTCCTATCTTTCTACCTTCTAATGGGAAAGCCATAGCTATAAGACTGCCATCTCGTAAACCTAAGTTTGGAGTTACATCACTTCTTACTTCAGATAAATCCTGACTTGGTAAAAAGTCTCCTACTGTTGTTTCTGGTTGTTCTGTTTCTTTTTCTGCTATCTCTGCTGCCTGTTCATCTTGGAATGAACCCATTAGATTTACTTTCATATAGTTAGGCATATTTTTATATATGGCACTATCAGTATCAAATCCATAAACACTTTGTAAATACATATTAAATCTGTTCATAAAGTTTTCTCCTGCTCCTACAGGTGGCGGTACATCTCCTGAAGCAAGCAAGTCATTCTCTGAAGCATTAACAGGTGGTATGAAGATGTCAGATATAACCTTGCTTAAATTCAAGTCTCTTGTTGTCTTAACTTTAGACTCATCTGAAACAGTTGAATTTTGTGTATTTTCATCTTTTTCCCCTTGTTCTTGTTCCTGCACAAATTGTTTATTATTACCTGCACCCCTGAAATCAGGCTGAGATTCCATGTTTTGACCTTGTGTATTTGTAGTTACTCCACCGCTATCATCTGGTGGTACATCTGGCGGTACGACCTGTGCATTGTAATCATTAATAGTCTTAGTAAAATTTTTATAGTTCTTTGTAATATCAAATCCTATATCGTTAAAAACTTTTACTAAATTATATTTTTCTATATCTTCTTTAGATATATCTAGCTGATTTAAGAACTGAGCTAATTGTTCTTTTTGTCCAGAAGTTTGACTACCATCTTCGTTATAAAACTGATTTATTAAAAACTGTGCGTTTACATCTTCTACAACAAAATCGTAACTTAGTTCAATATCTTCAAGAGTTGGTTTTGTTCTATTGCCATCTGCACCTATAGTTTGTTTTCCTACAACATTTTTTGTTATTTCAAATATTTGTGTTCTAGCTAGTAGTCTTTCTTGATTTTTATAATCAGGAGACAAAACATTTAGAGTAGGATTTATGCCTGTGTCATCAGAAACAAATTTTTGTATAGCTGTTAATCTGCTTTCCATAGCTTGTCTTAGCTCTTCTCCATAATTGTCAATTTCTTGTAGTGTTGGGTATCTTGGTGCTTCTCCTTCTACAAATACTTTTTTAGTTACTGAATAATCAACTAATTTAGTTCTTACACTTTCTATAGTTTCTGTTATTTGATCTACTATTTTCATATCGTCAGTTCCTTTACTACTAATAATATTTTGTAAATACAATGATTTACCTTGTATTATTCTTGTTGCTGTTGTATTAGCATAATTTCTTTCTTCGTTAACTTCTCTATCTATAAGACCAATTAGTTTATCTTTTCTCTCTTGATCTTTTGGCAGCTTCAAAGTATTCGCATACCACTCATTTATTTTGGTATAAGCTAACTGTTCATTTCTTATCTTCCCTCCTTCTAATTCAAAAAGTATTTGATTGTAACCTTCTTCACTATAAACTCTGTATGTATCTCTATTGTTCTTTAACCAAGTCAATGCTTTAGGGTCACTTGATGCTATCTCTAATATTCTTTTTCTTTGTTCTTCATTTGGATTTGGCAACAGCAACAAATCTTTCATTTCTTTCTTTTTTAAATTTAACTCTCTAGGACTATTTATTTTTTGATTTTGTATTCTTAGTGCATTAATACTTTTAATTGCTGCATTAATTTTTTTCTCGTAGTCTTTTTTATTCTGTAAAACATTATTAGTAAAATATTCTGGGTTTCCTTCTTTATCTAATACTGGATTAACTACTACTTCTCCATTTATAACTTCAGTCTTAGTCTTTAATTTTCTAGGAAATAGATTAGGAAACTGTTGTAAGAAATCTATTGCCATATCAAACCTTTCATCTCCCAGTTCTGTCATAGATGCCATCAGCACCCCACGTTCTGTTATGAATGGAATCAATACCTCGTCATAAAACTTAGATAAATCTTCTGCTTGATATATCTGGGTTATGTTTTCTACAAGATTCTTTATATCGTTAGCTTCTTGTTCTAAGTTTGGTTCTCTATTTTCTTTATTAGCAGTAGTAACATTTCTGATGTAACTAAAATATATAAGACCTAAATCTTCTTTTACAGTCTTCTTGTATTCTTCTAACTTAAAGAAAGCATGATCTTTGTCGTGATCTTTTGCAAAGTCTTTTACCCCTTCTTCTATCTGTGGCAAGAATGATCTATTAAAATAAAACTCACTTATGTTTGCTGCTTCTACGTTTTTATTTCTGTATTGACCAAGAAAGTTTTGTACTTCAGCACTTTGAAAAGGATATGCTGATAGTGGTTTCATTTCTCCTGTTACAGAGTCGGGTACTCTATACGTCTGATAATCACTTGATATTTCAGATTTAAAATTTTTACCAAGTGTTATAGCTTTAGCTTCTTCGTATGCGTTTTTAAACCATATACTTTTACCTCTAGTTATTTCTATATCTTGTTGTTGTTGTGTTTTCTTTAACGCTGCCAAACTTGTAGCGTATGCTTTTGATGTTTCGTCTAGTTCAACAGTTTCAGGAAATAAAAGTTTTTCTACCTGTGTATATGTTCTTGCTGATTTAGCACCTGCTGTTTGTGCTTCTGCTACATCTTCTTCTTTTATATCTTCTATCTTCTTTACTATATATTTTTGTAATGTAGGTTCTATGACTGATAGTGTCTGTGCAATTTGAGACAAACCATCTTGTGTGTTTATAGCAGGTTGTGTACTTTGAGAAACGAAGGTATCTCTAGGTGTTGTAAATGATTGAAAACCTGATGAAGTCATTATTCAGTAAATGTTTTTTGTCCTGCATCAAGACCTAAATAAGTCTGTAATCCAGTTGACGCTATGTTTCCTATAGTCGGTAGCAGTCCTTGATAGTTCTGCATTGCTTGTGTATATCCTCTGTTCTGTATATCCATAGCTTGATTTCTTCTACTATCTCTCTGTGCAACAATAGCTGCTACATCTCTACCATATTGTGATTCTGCTGATTGTAAAGACTGTTCAAGACTTTCTCTTAATCCTGCTGTTTGTCTTTCAATATCCATTTGTATAAGTTCTATTAATCTACCTGACCTGCCTTCTGTTGCTGCTGCCTTACCTCTAGCCTGTAATCCTTCTATAGTTTTTGCTAACTTTTTCTGTGCAGCATCAGCCCTTCTTTCTAGTAACTGTGAGTTCAATGCTTCTTGTTGTGCTGTCAATGCAGCGTCAGCAGACCTAGCTGTTCTTTCTGCTGCTTGATATGCGTATGATGCTGTTTGTCTAGCAACTCTATTTTTAGAAGCTGCACCTGCTACTTGTGTGACTGCACTCAAAGCAAGCGAAGCGTTAAATAAATTACCTGCTGCTCCTGTTATTCCAAATAGTCCTGCAACAAAACACATTACACTATCCTCGAAAATTCAATAAATGGTTTTTTATGTTGTCCATATTCCTTATGATATTTAATAAACTTAAAACCTAAAGTTTGTAACCACTTCATAGCTTTTTCGTTTTCAGCATATACTACATTGTATAGAATTTTATATGATTTGAGCAAATCATCAACCCATTTTCTACCTTGTCTTATCAGTTGTATTTTATATTTATTATTAGAAAATAATTCTTCTGTAGCAACCATATAAATACAACCATTAGGAGTCACACCACAGATACCAATAGGATTATCATTATCTCCACAGATAGCCATAACTACTTTACTTGCTAAATAACTAACTCTTAATGCTGTATCTGGGTCTTGTCCTGTTTGATATACAGCTTCTAATCTATCCATATCTCTCATATTTTCAGAGACATGATGCAAGTCTTTTAAAGTACATTTTCTCAAATGACCCATTACATTCTCCTGCTCTTCATGTGAAACATAGCTTCATATTCTGCACTAGCCAATAGTGTTGGCAGGAATGTTTTATTTTTTACATCTATATCAACCTTGTCTGCTCTACTCATTATTGGAACTCTAAATGTACCTGTCTCTAAGTTAAGTTGACCTATTACAGAAGAAGCAGCACCCAAAAACCGACCACTAAATTTATGAGTGCTAGTATCTCTTAACTCAGGTGTTACTTCTACTTGAAAGAAACCACTCTTTTCAAACTTTATATAGAAATGATGTAGCTGCAATCTGCTACTAATAATCTCAGCACTATTTTGTTGTGGGGTTTCAGTTATTCTTTGTTTACTAAATCTATAGTGCATATCATAAGGCTCTCCTATAATAAATTTTGCATTTCTATAATCTCCATTTGCTTCTATTGTTGCTGTTGAACCATTAGTTAGGTTTGTAGATTGTATAACTGTTGCAGGTTTTAAGGTTTGTGTAACTCCGTTAATATCAACAAACGTACTTGTTTCAGTACTTGCTAAATATCTACCTATTATATCCATCTTTGCTCTAAGTCTATAAGGCAAGGTAAATGTAGTCTTATCAGTAGATGAGTTATATGCAACTGTTACGTCTGCTTCAGTTACTTTATGATCTAAATGAAATTCAAAGTCTGCATTAGTTTCTTTAAAATCAGACTCAAATGGTATTTTTTCTAAGGTAACTGTATTAGCTTCTTCTATAACTAAAAACAAATCAGTACCTATAAAGTCAACATTTTTGATAGACCTGTTTTCATTAATAGTAAAAGTAAACCAACTGTTTAAAACTTTTTGTCCTTGATTACCAAACAACCATCTATTTATAAATAATTTATTTGGGTTATCAGTTCCAACACAAACAAGAATATCCTGATTATTAGATACAGCTAATTTAAAAATATTACTTGGTATCAATCTTGGTACATGAATAGTAATGTTTGCTGCATCTCTAGCAGTTTCATTAGTCTGCGTAATATATTCACGAATACCTGCAAAGTTACCTTTCTTAGTTAAGAAGTAAATTGAATTACCAGAACCTACAGGAGCAGCATCATCTGAAGACTCAAACTCTGTTGATACAAGTACGTTAGCTGTTGTTGGTGTTAAGTTATCTGCTGAACTAGATAGTACAAATTGTGTTTGTTCAGAGAATAATATTAACTGTTCTCCCATAGTGACTGCGTGTTTAAGAATAGCAACTTTGGTATGAGAAGCAGCTACATCTATAGGGTGTGAGTCAACTACAGTAAGAACTGTATCAGGAAAAAAGTTAAAAAACTCTGAAACATTAGACAGTATTACATTGTCATCTGCTAAAAATCCTAATCTGTTTCTAAAAAAAAATACGTTGTTTATCTTACTACCAATAAATGAAGGGTCTTTTGCAGACTCTGTATCTCCTGCTGTTCTTTCTCCCCATACAGGTAACGTATAATTTGTACCACTTAGGGTATATGTGTCTCCATCAACTCTTGCAAATCTAAAATTACCATCTGCCTGTCTAATTAAAACGTGTGGCATAGTAGAGTAATCAAACTTAAATTGAATACCTGCTTCTACTGTTTCTTCCCATTGACCTTCTTCTAACGCATTGCCATTGTTAGTGACAAATTTTACATAGTAATTATCAAAATTAGTGCTTTCATCTCCTTTTACTTCTACTACCATTCCATTAGGAGAGACAGCAGGTAGGTCTGTAAATCTTTGAACTGAATTTTTTACTATTGTTAACTGAGTATTACCTTGAGTGTCAGTACCATCTATAGCAAAATTACTACCATCATTCTTTTTAATATGTATTACACTTCCGCTTCTTGCAATGGTAAAACCAGATAATCCTGAATTAAGACCTGACTGTAAATCAGCAGCAACTTGTGATGTACTAAGAGATGAATCGCTAGTCGTGTCATCAGTTACAGTTACACCATCAACAGTAACAGAATAGACAGTATCGTTAGAAACTTGTTTTACAAAGATAATTGCTTGCGTAATGTTACCTGCGGATAGAGTTGAATCCATTGCAGTTACCTGATTTGTATTAACAACAAAAGTAAAGTCAGCAATAGTTACAGTCTTAATCGTGTCTCTAGGGTTTGAAGTATTTAGGTATGCAGTTCCGTCTGGTTTTGTTACTGTCTTTTCTGTACCATCTAGCTCATATACTTTTACATTACCATTGCTAAATATCGCTACATATCTTTCATTAACATCTCTGTTTATAGTTTGAATATGAACATTACCTAGTGTGCTAGTACTTAAGTTTGTAACGTGCTGTATGCCTGATCTTTTTACTAGACCTACTACTGGGTTGCTGTCAGCATTGTCTTGTATGTCAGCATGATCTGACTGCTTAGAAGAGTCTGAAGACTGTGATATACCTCTAAGTAGTGTGGGTATTGATCTTGATACTATCGCCATAGTTATCTGTTAAGAACATCAGCAGGTGTAAATGTATTCATAGCATTATTAAGATTTGGGTCGCCTGATAAAACATTATGGTCTGCATTATCCATATCATTTTCCATAAGGTTTGCTCTTGCTCTTGCTTCGTCTTGTGCTGTATAAGTTCTTAATCCATCATCTCCAACTAATCTATCTACAAATACTCTTGCTGCTCTTATATTTATATATCGTCTAGCGGATTCGGGTATCTCATCAAAGTTTCTAAAGTAAGTAACATTACAAGTTAAGTCTGTATCAAAAACATAAGTATTATTTTTCCTGTCATACATTTTTAGACCTCTTTGTATGACATCAATAGTTGGGTGGTCAAAAACATTAGCATCTACTTTCAATATGTCTGTACCAAGAGCAATCTGATTACTGCCATCTCTAGTTAGTTTGACATTAAATTCTTGATTGAAAGACCAACCTTCATTCTGTACGTCTTTATTTATTTCAGCTAACGTCTTCTGTGCAGTAACAGCATCTACTGGAAGAGTGCCAGTTAAGGTATTAATAGGTGCTTCGCCTATTGCAGCAAGCATAATATTAATACATTCAAGTTCTGTGGTTGCAGCTACAGCCATTGTTCTTTACTTTTTTGACATTTTTAATGCCATTAAATTACTTTTTAAACTTTTAGACTTTTTCTTGTCTGTTTTTTTAGGTCTTCCTACTTTGTTTCCGTAAGTACCTTTTCCGTAAGGCATAAAAAAAAAGGGTATCTAATAATAGAATACCCTATTTTATGAAATTAGGTAGATTATGAAGCAGACAATTTGATTGTTGCTGCACATTCTGGTCTTAGGATTCCATGCCCAAGTGCGTACTTCGCTAACATCAGCGTTGATTGGTACATAATACCATAGTCCGCACCTGAGATTTCAGTTGTCATGTCCTGTAGTTTTACAGTTCCGACTGCGGATTTATGGAATACCAAACCTAGCGTCTTACTATCATCTCCTGAGTAAGTGTTATTAGCACCTGAAGGGTTAGAAGACACGTTAGTTTGTGGTACGTTGTTAGACATCATGATAGGGATACCTGCAACCTGTGTTACTGTACCTGCTGCAACAGAACCATTACCCTGTGGGTTAAAGT